GGAGGGTTCGTAAACCGCGAATCATCGTAGTTTCTGCATGAAAGCCATACCGTTGGCCCACATGAGAGAGGGAGTGGAAATGTACTGGACCCTACGGGGAAACAGGTTGTACAACCCAACCAATTGTGGATCAATCATATGGTGGAAGTGATCTTTGCTGCAAGTCCCTTTATGGGCACTTTCGTTGAGGCTACGCCAAGAACCGTAGTTCACGGGGCAAGAAAATGGCACCGCGTGAACGCACCCCGGTGGTTAGGGTGCATCGAATTCTGCAACAGCAGGTTGAACTCCAAGAAATTAAGTTCGCCCACACCCTGGAAGAGATGAATCTCCTCATTTACAATTATCGCAAGCAAATTGGACCTAAGGAGGCACTCGCAGAAGCAAGCAAGATCAAGAAGATCATTGACTATGCAAAAGCTCGGTTATTGCCTACTAAGGAGGCTCACCAGCGCACTGCTATCCGCGAAGTGACGGAAATGATCCGTTATTCCATGAAGCTCCAGGGATTGCACCAAAGTGTTGGCTCATACTTGTTGAAGTCACCTGAACTCCAAGGCCTAAAGAACAGGTCGGATAAGGAAGCTTTCTTCAAGAAGTATCTCCTCGTGCCTGCACCAGGCGGTATATTACACCGCTATTCAGGTGAGAACTATCCTCATGCCGTGGCACGCAGGAAACTTGTGAGTAAGTGGCGACAGATTGAGCTGATGTTGGCAGGCTTCATCAGAAGAAGAAAACTCTGGTCTGTCATACCGAGAAAAATTGACCGCTTACGTTTAGCACCAACGGAATATTCCAAGGCCAAGACTCAGAACTTGGTCGATGCACACAACTTTGCCATGTTGAAGTTGATTGCTCTTACGAGAGAACCAGCCGAAAGATGGGCTGCACTGCCTAAGAAACAGCGAAAAGCTTTGAACAGGCGCAAGGCATGGAGGACGCGTGGACACCGTATGTTCGCAACTGAGGTAGAAGACTTGGGCGACCGGAGTCTCGCGTCCGACATGAAAGACAAATCCAATGCCATTGTTCTACAGCTCGCAAAGTCATTATTGTATACGCCAAAGGCCAAAGAATACGTTTATCCCGAGAAACATTGGGATCTACGTGATCGTGTCGTCAACGTATCAAAGATGCTTTTCTTCGGCAGCGAGAAAGTCATGATTGCCTCGAAGGACGCTGAAATGCCGCGTCACATCACGCAACGCGTATCTGGTTTACTGGAATGGCGAGAGAAGAAAGCGCATGAAGTGACGCAAGGCTTGAATGGCAACAATGGCTCAGCCACAAACACAGATGATATGGCACTACACTGTGTTTTTGATGATGAGTTTGATGAGTACGGTGAGGAAATTTGTCGTGTCGGCGAGAAACCTTTATTTGAGATGGACATTTGTATTGCTCCAGCCGAAGAATTGGCTGTCAAATCTCTGCCTTCGTCGACACCGCCTCAGAAGCAACCGACTCTCAAAATTGCTGGTGAATTGGCTGTTACGTCCATACCTGACAGTGTTATCAGGTGGAGTACCATGAAAGATGACCCCTTCGGCTACCAGTCAACGATTGGTAAGTGGGTCTATCTAAAAGCCAAATTGGCAAAGTTGTTTTTATGTGGCATTGCAGCGGCTTTGAGTCATCTCACTCTATCCTATGACCATCCCGGCCATCCTATTTTTAGGCCGAGGAGAGGACTCATCCTAACTGCCTTGCACGCTCTGCCTCTCGCTTACTATTACTTCACTCGAGAGAGCATGAGTCGATGTAGCCACTGGCGGCATGTGAACTGTTTGATTGAATGGAAGGTCCAGTTCACTCATGTCGATGTGCCAAAAATTGAAGGCGACCAGCGAGCTTACATTTACCGCTCTGATAAGCTCAAAGCTTTACCGGACTTTAAGAAGATGGTCGTCTGGAGAAATGGGGTTGAGATCATGTCTGGTGTACTTGATCTGCATGCTGTCTTCGCCTATTTCACACCTTTCCTAGGCGCTGACTCGAAATCCCTTCGAACACACGTCAACAGCCAAGTACTTGCTGTTGCCAATTCCCGCTCCATGAACCTTCCAACTGAGATGCGACCCGAAGCGCATTCTCTGCTGCAATTCGCTATTCTCGCCCAAACCCTCCGTCGTCAAGTTTTTGATTTAAACTGACAAGCCGTCTTGAGATTGACCACCTCTTGTACGGCTACCACGAGGGTCTCTTTGACATACCGTTGAATGAACCGGACAGCTCACTTGATATTCCACCTCATGATGCATTGCCCACCCTGGCACCTCGGGCATGCTTTAGGAAACATGCGATGTTATCTTCTGGCGGCCTGGACTACCTACCATTTTATACAGATGCAAGGTGTCCCACCACAATTGCTGCCTCAGCTGCCCATCGATACGGATGTAAGATGCCTGAATACGATGCGGGATTGATGCCCATTTTTCTCTACTATGCCAAACAAATCATCAAGAAGATCACCCCAATTTCGAATACTGATGTATTGACTTTCGATGATTGGCTAGAAAGGGCAAATTATCCATCAAGGCGCAGGGCTGTTTTACGTGACGTGCGTGAAGGCCTGCGCAATATCGACACTAAGGACTTACGGGTTAAGGGGTTTGTGAAACATGAAGGGTACCCGACACCCAAACACGCTAGAAGCATCCTTTCGCATTCGGATAAACTGAAAGTATTGCTTGGTCCTTTGTGTCATGCCGTCGATAAGAGACTCTTCAAAACCTTCCCTGCATTTGTCAAAGGTTCGGATCCAACTACCTGGCCTGACAAGATGCTGAAGTTGTTTGGCGAATCACCAGTCATAGCTACCGATTTCAGCAGTTTTGAAGCACACCACCGAGGAATTTATTCCGAAATTGTCTCTTTTTGGATGGAATGGTCATTGTCAAGTATTGAAGGCTACAACCTTGAAAAGAGCCTCATACATTTTCTCATTCGACAAGTGAATGAGATTGACTACCGGGGAATCACCACACATGTCAAAGAGCGGCTCATGTCCGGAGCCCTCTGGACTTCTTCATCAAATGGTTTATTAGACTTTTTGTTAATGTCTTTTATGTGTGTCTTTTCCCAAAATCCCCTCGCTACGCCTGATGAACTGGTATTACTTTCTGAAGACTGGCGTGGTTTGGTCGAGGGTGATGATGGAATATGCGCCGACGAGGGCTTTGATGAATCATTAATCCCCAGATTAGGTTTGAAGCTCAAGCTCGAACGTTTCCCACATTTCTCACGTGCAGGATTTTGTCAGATATACTGTGATCCCTTTGCTGGGTTCACCGTGAAAGATCCGAAGAAAGTTTTACAAAACTTCTTCGCCCTGCCCTTAGAATGTGAAAATTGGCGCCTGAGTAAGGTCAGCGGCTACTTCCGAGCTAAGGCACTATCGTACAAGTACCTTTTTGGCAATGCTCCTATTGTTGGTCCATTGATGGACTGGGTCTTGAGTCGGACACGCGACCATGCGCCCATGGAGTATCGATTACATCTTCTTCAGGATGTGCCAAAGGATAAGATTTTGCAATGTTGGAAGAATAAGGCCGTTGTACCGGATGCAGCACGTTATCTGGTTGGAGAAGTTTTTGGCCTGCCCCCTCAATTCCAACTGGATTTCGAGGCTAGCTTGGACGATAGAAGTGATGTCATCTTTTTCGACTTCCCTTTCGTCACTGAGGAGATGCGCGTTTATGCAAGGACCCATCTCCGCTCGAAAAATATGCAAGCTTACCTCGATGTAGATCGACCCGCAAGAACAGAAGAACTCATGATGGGTCATCGAGAAGAGTCTGCAGTGCGAAAAGCCTGTTTAAGGGATTCAGAGGTTCGTCCCCAGGACCCACAGGCCTGACGTCGTGATCGCACCAAATCACGACGTACCAGTCGAAACATTCGCACCAACATTGTCCACCAAAGACAAATCAAAAGAAAAAGAGGAACAACAAGAAGGGGATGCAAAAGAAGAAACAAAACGCACCCGTAGCAACTGGGTATCAGATGCAACCGCAAAGACAAACTGGGATTGTGGTTAAACACCGTGAATTTGTCCGGGCAGTCGTTTCACAGACTGCATTCACAAATAGATCCGACCTGGTTAACCCAGGATTTGATAGTCTTTTCCCTTGGCTTTCGCCACAAGCTGAAGCCTGGGAGAAGTATCGGTTTCGGAAACTGAAGTTCATCTACGTCCCAACTTGCTCCACGTCCACGCCTGGAAGAGTCGGCATGGTCTTTGACTATGATCCCGAAGATGGCGAGCCCCTCGGCGAACGCCCATTCATGAATATGTTTGGCGCCATCAATTTTCCACCATGGCAGAAGAGCGAGTTGAATGTCGATATCAAGCGCCTCGACAGCACTATTCGAGAAAGATACACTGCTTCCGTTGCCACCGGTCAAGACATGACCGAGACATTCGCCGGCCTTTTCAATTATTACGTTGAAGGTCAATCTACTGAAGGCATATCCATTGGGTCTTTATTCGTTGATTACGAAATTGAGATGTTAATTCCTGAAGTCAAGAGCGGTTTAACTGCTCCAGAGCCTCGAGGAATCGTCTCTTATGTACCAACCGCCTCCACTGTCAACTCCGTTATCGACCAGGAATATTCGGTCGAAAACTGGGAAGTTTATGTGGGTGGTGGATTCGGTTTACCCGATTGGAATGTCACAGAAAAAGTTTTTGAATTGCCAACTGGCGCGTGGGAGATAGCTGTAACATTGGACTCAGCAACAACCACCACAAACTCAGAGACTGACTGCGATGTCACAGCACGTATCAGATTTGATGGAATAACTGAGCATAGCCAATTGATTAAAGGTCGGACCAATTCCATTGGTCTCAAAGGCGATCAGTTTTCCTTTACTTTCTTGAAGGTCACCGTGCTACCCACCAGCCGAATGTCCGTCACATTGCAGTGCAATGCTGGCGGCACGTACGGTAACAACACAGCTGTTGCCATCGGTTGCGTCATCGTCTTCCGACGTCTCACTTAAGTTCCTCTTCTGCCCGCATCTTAATGACGCGGGGGCCTCCCTTAAGGTACTAAGCACTT